CCTCTTCTTACCCAAATTTCCCAACCAACCATGCTCCCACAGTTATGTGTCCAGCCAGATTTCGCAAATATGTTATGCTTTGAAACTGAGGGACGTTATAATTCTTCAATCCCCTTGGTCAGAGAATTCATGCAATCCAAAGGAAAACAAGCCTTCAAAAAATTGCAACAACTCTGCACCCTAAAAAAAGAAAAAGCTGGTGCACAACAAATTGGTCCACGCTTTTCCGTTAATGGGAAATCACTTGATCCTTTAATCTATCATAATTGCGAAGCCACGGCTCTCTCATCTGCAAAACGCCAGATGATGTCTCTACCCCACCCTGATCAGAACATCGTCGCACAATTCAAGCGCTGGTTTGAAGAGTATGAACTTCCCAACATAAAGAAGATGCTTGACGAGCATTTTGTTAATATTTACAACTTGTGGTTTAACACACTACGCGCGAACCAACAACGTGATTTTGGCCAAATTAGTGATAAGATGGAGAATGATCCCACTTATCGAGCATCACTTCTGCCAAACAAACCACACAATCGTCGACGATACAAAAATTTTGGAAAGAAAGAGCGATTACCACAATTTCTTGAACCCCCTAAAACCCGGTGTATATCAAACCCTGAAGATTACGTCAAATACGTGATGGGACCTGCAACTCGATGCCTTGAATATATTTTCAAAGAACATCTGCAAGGTTACTGTGGTGGAAAAAGTACCGAAGATCTCGCGAATTATTATGGAGAATGCGAAGATTTGGGTTTCACATTCACAGCTGATTGGGATGGCACTGGTTTTGATCTTACACAGTGGCTCGAACTTAAAGAAATTGTTGATTCTGCTATATATCGCCACATTGCGCCAATGATCCAGCACGTTACTCCCGCCGAATTTTTACGAGTCACCCTGAATTTTCTGTCGACCACTCTTGTCCAGACCCATCTTAAAGATTCCACACTAACTCTAATGATATTTGAGCAATTCGGAAAAGTTCATTCCGGAGATATGGACACAACAGTTATGAACACCCTACGCATGTTGATGTACCTGAAATTTATTATGTGGCTCGCAGGATATCAAATGAACGTTCATTACCGCCCCTTGGTTAAAGGTGATGATTCAGAAGTTTTTATGAAAGGCATACAAATCTCAAAATTCAAGGATGCTTTTTTTCGAGTTTACACCCGTGATCGATATGCTAAAATGCATGGTCTCGGTCAAGTAGCTAAGTTTCTCCATTTTGGTCGCATTGATGATCTTAGCTTCTGTTCAACCCACACCGTCAAATTGTCCAATGGATATCTCTTAACCCGTCAACTCTCAAGATTTTTACAATTAACACCTTTCTGTGAGAGCATGGTTGCCTACAATGATCCAGTGATAAAGAAATATATCGCTTATAGTATTGCTGAAGCCGCACTAACTTGGGC